AAGGAACCAGAGCCATTGGCTGTCATGAAGTTGGGCAGCTATAAGAATTCTGACGGGGAAATTGTTTTCCCCATGTTGGAGGCAACTCGGCCATATGCTGGCGAGATTCGCATTGTTGATCAGAAAGCTTTTAAGCGAGCTGTGAACGTTGCCATGGAGCCGTTTGGCAAGGCCAGCGCAGATTTTTCAGCGCGGCGTTTGACGTTTGAGGAGGCCGTACTGGGTTGCCCAGCATTTGGTTTGAAGGGCGTCGAGAGGAAATCTTCCGTGGGTTATCCCTGTTCTATACAGACTGGAAACAAAGACAAGAGTTACTATTTTGGGACTGGCGACACTTACGATATCTCTAAGCCTGAGGCGCTTGCGCTCAAGGACGACGTGATTGAGTTAGAGAAGCTGCTCCACGATGGAGTACGTCCTGTGTTTGTTTGCAGGGATTTTCTCAAGGACGAGGTCAGGAAGAAAGGCAAGAAAGCCAGATTGATTGCTGGCACAGAGATCAGATATTATCTGCTTTGCAGAATGTACTTTGGCGCCTTCGTGGCTGCCATGTCCAAACTGCACCAGAAGTCTGGTATTTGCGTTGGTATGAATCAGTACTCTGAGTGGGAGTGGCTCAAACAGCATGTACTGAAGCCTGGAGATAAGGTTTGGGACGGAGATTTTGCTGGATTTGATGAATCCCAGCAGGCGTCTATGTTGTGGCCTATTTTGGACTACATTAATGACTGGTACGCTACAAGAGGCATGTCTAAAGACAATGCGGTCAGAGAGCTTTTGTTCTATGATTTAGCACATAGCATGCACCTTATGGCCAAGAGTGGCTCTGCGGACGTTGTTGTTCGTTGGGGAAAATCGGTTCCGAGTGGGCATTTTTTGACTACTTGTGTGAATGGCATTCAGTGTTTGTCGGACCTCGTCTCTGCATTTATTGCTTTGACGGGCATGATGAATTTCTGGGAGAAAGCGTCAGCTGCGGTTCAGGGAGACGACAACATTTGTTGTGCGTCAGACGACTGTATTGATAAGTTTAACCAGATTACTGTTGCCGCTTACCTTAAGAAGGC